CACCGAAAGACGGAAGGACCGGCCGAACTGGCGAAGTTGCCCATAAAGCAAGATCGTTGTCATGGGCTGATAATTGATTGCCTGTGCGGACATGCTTTTCTCCATGCAATAAAAAACCCGCGGAAGAGGGTTTTGAGATAGGTTTCGATCAAAGGCAGCTTTGCAGAGCGCTCAGCCGTTTAGCGGATATCCAGTTGTTCAACACCGCGTAATACTTGGCTACCGTACCGGATGCGCCAGGCTGGATGTCGACGAAGTATTCTGATCCGGCCGTGAACACGGTGTAGCCGCTATCCCTTCCTGGCTGAAGCGTCGCCTCAGGCGTTACCCCGAACAGGGATTGATTTTGCCATTCGTACTGAATGCATTGAGCGACTGCCTTATCAGACTTTTTCGAGTACAGAATCTTGTCCGGCCCTTTCTGCCTGGCTTCTTTCATCGTCGGCGCCATGCACCCGGTCAGCAACACTACTGCTATCGCGCCAATGAGTATTTTCACGTCGTTCCCTCGCTTGAGTTTGACGCGACTTTATCATTCGGCGATGGAAGCACCAAAACCCCGCAAGTGCGGGGCAATTCAGCTCAAGGTGTTAGGCTGCGTCGAGCGTAAGCGTCAACCGCAATTGCTCACACCAGTATTCGACGCACCCTTCCAAAAAGGTTTTTTGCCAGCGCCAGGCCGCAAGCCCTCAGAATGAAGTTCATGCTGCGCTTTTCATCACCGTGCCGGGATCCATGCCAATGCGCACAGCCGCGGCTTCCATATCGGGCAAGCGCTTCGACAAGGTGGCAATCGCCAGCGTTGAGTCGCGGAAGTGGTCAAGCATTTCCGCGCCGGCAAGCGATCGAAGCATCCGAAATGCTGCTGCGAGTTGGTAGCTGTCGTAGATCCTCTTTACCGCCGAAAAGTGGTGCATCAAGAAGAACACGTCGTACAGCTCCCGATCCGTCAGCATGTTGCCGTGACTGGTTGGCTCTTTCGGCAGAAACTCACCTTCTTGCACGACATAGGCCGCAATGAAGTTGCGAGCTGCGTCTAACTGATCAGCAGGAATATCCGCTGCCGAGCGAACGCCGAACGCAGCATGGGTCTGTGACCAGATCTTTGCTGTAGCGCGTCGCTGAGCTGGAACCGGAAGGCTCGACACCTTGCCCTTGACTACTGCTCCGAGCATGTGAAAACCGTCAGTACCGATGGTTTGGCCGATAAGGGTTTGCATCTTGCCCTGGTCTTCGTAGCGACCGTACTTGCGGATGGTCGGGAGAACCTCGGCAGTGACCCATTTTTTGAAGCGCTTGGCCTCAGCCTTGCGGCTTCGAAGTATTGCCGAGTAAAGTCCTGACTGATTGATAACGAGCATTTCTTGATCGCCGCCAAGGGTCTGCACAATTGACAGACCCTTTTCGTCATCGTCCAGATGGCGAGTCATCGCCGAGGCTTCGCTGTACTGAAGTGCAGCAGAGACATCGTTCGCCACAAACCATGGCTGATCTTCAATCAGCAGCGTACGCACCTGTTGTGCACCGAAGCTAAAGGGGATGACTTCAGCCGTCCGACACTGGACATTGTTTTCTTTTGGAATTGCGGTAGCATTATTCATGACGATTTCTTCCTCGAAGTTGATCTCGTTTCCCGAAGCCCTGACGACTCTCACCTCGTCGGGGCTTCTTTGTTTCAGGCTACTGCCTGCTTGCTCTGTGCTTTCCGCCATTTCAAACCTTCCTCAATCAAAAGCCCCAGCTCGGCATTCAAGCTGCGCCTATTTGTGAGCGCCTCACCTTTCGCTTTGCCTTTAACCTCATCGTCTAACCGAAGAGGAAATGGTGAGGATCTGACTTTGTTGTGCATGAATCGATCTCCGTTTCGTGTGGATTCATAATGCAGTCACAGACAAATTGACGTCAAGTGGATTCTTGAATCTTTATGAATCCACGTACAAACTGCGTTTAATATCACTGCACTTTGGAAAATCATGACGGACCGGCACGTATTACCACCCTACTCACTGCGGATGCCTGCCGAGCTGCGTGAAATGCTTGAATCATCCGCTAAGCACGCAAAGCGTAGCCTCAACGCGGAAATCATCGCTCGACTCGAAGAATCGTATGCACATGATCAAGCCATCGTTGACCAAGACGCTTACGAAGCATGGGCAAAAGAGAATTCGGTTGAGCCTGCTGACCAAAGTATTGTTCTCGCCTTGAGTCAGCTCAGATTTCTGCTGTCTAGCGCCGAAGATGGAATCAGGAGAGTTGAGCGTTTATACGACGAAAAAACTGGCGAGCACGCAATCACTGCCGATGAACACGGAAACATCGTAAAAAGTTACGAGCGAAAGTGATCCTCCAAGCCCGCCGCACCTCAATCGTTGGAGCTCCAATGCACAAGGTTTTGCTTGCAGTACGAGTTGTTCAAAAAGGTGAACTAGTGGGCTACTTAAGCCATCAACTCATTCTTCCTTTCGCCCCTTTCCCTGGCCTCCATTTTGAGCAAGGAACCAGCTGCACGTTGTGGGAAACGATGACAGGTTCAGAGCTTGCTCCAGCAGTTGAGCGCGTAATCTACGATCTGGATGAAGGACAGTTCGTATGCCTATTCAACGTTAACATCCCGCTGCGGGCCTCATTCTGGTACGACGAAGTAGATGTCACTCCAACGACTATAAGCGCTATTGGTGAATACTTCCGCCATATGCCGATCACCAGATAGGGCAAGCCCGACCAAGCACCATGCTATGAAAGCATTGCTTGAGCATTTAATCGAAGGAGCGAAAACATTATGAAAAAAGATGTTAGACATTTGGAGCCGTACCCTGGGGAGCCAGGTTGGTTTCGTGGATTCGTCATTGTCAACACGGACACTAAAGAGCCTTACAATATCTATCCGGGGCTTGTTGAAGCGCACCAAGAAGCAAAACGCCTTGGGGCTAACTTTAGGTCTTACGGAGGCGGCTACTGCCCTGAGACTGACGAGTACAAATATTTCAAGGGCATACTTGAGGACTAACCGGAGCCCCAGGCCGGCACATGGCCGCCGAAAAAGAAATGCGGCCCTTATCGCAGCCGCCAGATGCAACAAGCCCAGCGCGGGGCTGGGTTTGTTGTTTTCAATCGCTGCCTACCGTCCGATAAGCCGTCAATCGCACATTGATTTCTACCTGTTCGGCTTTGACATTAAAGCGTCTCGCAACTGCTGTTGCTGCCTCTTGCAGATCTAGAGTTGGCAAATCGTCGGATGGTTTCTGCTTGACTCGAGTCTCAGCCATTACCTGCGCAATGAGTTCACCCTGATAATTCGTAAGCCATTGTAGCGCCTTGATATCCCTCCTTAGGTCATCGGCTAGTTCTTGGACACTATCAGAACGAAGGACAATGGTTGCCGATCTTGTTCCGGCATTTCCAGTATCAAAACTCCACCGATTGATCTCGCCAACCGATTTCATAACTCCGTCGACCACGAAGGCAACATATCGACACCAACTTAATGACTCAAGAGAAATCTTATAATCAGGAGGCAGCTCAAACCCCCACTCAATTATAGAAGTTTGATATTCGTTTCTGTCTAAATGCAGAACTACCCCGATACGCTCTTTTTCATTTCTATCCATAACCACTACCACACTCCTATTTTGGCGAAACGCCATCATCGCCTACCGCACATTGCAACACTACCTGAGCATTCATCCAGTGTGGATGAAATCCCAGTACCTTAACGTCAGCCACCAATAGTAGCCTCTTGCCCTCACGCAACGGATTTTCCCGGTCCTTTGCCTGCAAGCCCAAGGACTGGGATTGCGCCAATTTCGGCGCGGATATCGCAAGGAGCATCAAATGAGTGAAAAGAAAGTTCTGAGTTCATTCGAGACGGGAACCCTCGCAGCGATCACCCTAATTGGGACGGCCCTTGCTAGCCTGGATTTGTCGAAGCGCACGAAAATCAGCAATGCGGCGCAGGAACTTATGGAAGCGCTACCTTTTGATCGAGATTACGCTGATGGCTCATCGGGCAATCATTTGGCGCTTCGAGCGCTGATAAAAGGTTTGCACCCAGTTGAGTCACCGAAATCTGACGACTGATCCATTGCAACAACTTCCCTGCGTCAGCGTGACCAGGGAAGTCGCTAACGGGCTTACTTTTCGATTCTATTTCACTCATCAATAGCTCCAGCGGCACCGCCGCGTCATTTGGTTGGTTGTGCATTTTTGTGCCTGAGGATCAGGCGCGTGCGATCCAGCCACGGCCCGCCGAAGACAATGACCTCTGACGGCCTGCCGTACAGGTGGTGCAGCAGGAACGGCCCAGGGCCGAACGTTGCAGCATCCTCACCCGGCAACGCAGGATCTGAGCCGAGAAATATCCCGGCGTGGTTCGGGTAAACCGTTCTTCCCACCTCCATCACGATCATGTCACCGCGCTGCGGCTGGTCGACGCGGTAGAAGCCGGCTGCCTCGTAGTTCGCTTCGTAGAGGCTGGTGTTGTCCTTGCTTTCCCACCAGCCATCGGCGCGCTTGAACGCTTCGAACTCCAGCCCCCACTTGCGCTTGTACCAATCGGCGCAGACCTGCCAGCAGTCCCAGGCACCGTGCACGAACGGCCGCTTCAGAAGCAGTACTTCGCCGGCAGGAGTGATGGTCCGCAGATCGCCTTCCGGCCAGCTCAGGATGTGCCAGGGCATCGCCGTCGCTTCGCACATGGCGAGGTCGCGCGGTGAGGGCCTGCTGGTGGCGTCCGGATGCGAATGCACCACGCCGATCACTTCGCCTATGTCTTCGGCCGCCGCGTATTCCTCGGGGTCGATCCGGAACTCTTCGTTAGGCTCGGTCGAGACATTGATGCAAGGGAAGTACTGCTGCTTGCGACCGATCGCCAGCAGGAGCCCGCAGCACTCTTTCGGGTATTCGGCCGCTGCGTGCGCCTGGATCGCGCTCAAAATGTGTTTGCGCATGGTCAGCTCCTTGCGATCAAGGAAACGGCTGGGAAGCCACCGTGTGGAAGCTGGTTGTTTTCGCCGAAGCGCAACTTGCAGGACTTTAATCCACCCTTGCACTCGTCCTTGCCGGGGTCGTCGACGGGATTGTCATCGTCGTCAAACATCGCCCCACCGGTGTAGTTACAGTTAGGCCCACGATAGCCGCCGGTCATGGCCCAGTGGCAGAAGGTCGTCATCTGCCGCCCGGGCAACCCGTGGTTGTCGATCTCGCCTGGAGACGAAAGCTCCCACTGGACAACCTCGCCGTCTTCGCCTGTTTTCTGGTCGATGAACCAGATTTCCAGCGCCTCTTGCGTCGGGTCTGCTGTCGGATTTCCCTCCGGGAAGTTCGCGGCATCCAGGTACTGGGCCAGCGTCTCGCGCACAGTTAGTTGAAACTTCAGCAGGTCATCGAAGGCCAGGCACAGCGCGGTGATTCGCCCATTGACGTTGCCTGCCATGAAAGTCGGTCTGGTGGCGCTACCATTACTGTCTGCACCGAGGCCCTCGATCTGAACTGGCCACGCCGCGTACTCATTGCCCTGCCAGAAGATCGACTTCGCAGGCAGGTCATCAATCGAGCCTTCGTAAGCGAGCAATTCCTCCGGTGTATGCGGAATTGCGTGAGCATGGAAGCGTAGAAAGTCCGCGCCATATTCAGTGCCGTCGATTTCGAACAGGCGAATCTCGCCGCCAGGTTCCAGTTTCTGGATGTCCGTGATCAGTGCCATACGGCGTTACCTCAAGGATGAAAGGTTTGTTCGAATGTGGCTGTCAGCGTGTAAACCGATCCGCCTTTGTGGGATGGCTGAAAGCCCGCGCATTTGTAGAGACCGAGTTCGCCCAGCGGCGGCATCCACAGGAACGCTTTCGCGCCCTTGTGGCGACGAAGGAAAGCAATGATGTCGTTGATTCTTGCAGCACTCCCGGTATAGCTGACAGGCCATGACTGCTGCTCGTTGTTGATACCGTCAGAGACAGTTTGGCCGTAGCCATCACCGAACTGCTTGGTTCGGGTGCGCTGCTTGATATCGCCAGTCGCACCCTTCTCCGTCTGCCAGGTGAAGCGCTCAATTGCCATGAATTACCCCTTGATCGCCCGATTGATCTTGCCGCCCTGCCGAAGGTCGACGCTCACCAACTTTTGATAGCGCTGATCGACAAAGTCGGCGAGATCTTTGCCGAACTGTTCGTACGCAGGATCGTCCGTGGCAGAACTGGTCGAACCGCTGCTGGCTACCGAAACTTGCACATTGATCTGCGTCGGGCCTCCACTAGCGCCAGACATTGCAGCCAGTGCAGTCCCGCCGCCGGTGGTCAGCGGCGTAACGCTGCCACCATTGGCACCGGTCATAAGGAACGACCGGCCACCCTCGTTGTAGAGCTCCGGCCCCAGTTCGTTGACTTCGTACAGAGAGTTCGGCGCAACAGGCCCGCCAGCAGCCCGATATCCGGAGAGATCAAACCCCGTGTAGCCGGCCTGCGACGCTCCGAGATCTGACGACACTGCACCTGCAGACCCAGCGGCCAATCCATTGCCACCGCCACCACCGAAGTACGAACCCGCCGCAGATGCAGCAACGCCGAATAGAGCGTTGAGCCCTTGAGACGTAGCCTGTCGAGCGGCGATCTTCGCCATATCCGCCAACACCGATTTGGTGAAGTCAGAAAACGAGAATTTGCCGTTGATAGCGAAATTCGCCACAGCGTCCTCTACCGAGCTGAACGCATTGGTGAGCAGGCTTTTCGTCTGCCCCGCCGCATTCTGTGCGGACTCCAGATAGTTCTGCCACGCCGACGATGCTCCAGCACTCCAGTCGCCCTGGGCTGCCGTCATCTCGTCGTAGTTGGCTTGAACCGTATCGTGCAGATCCTGCTGAGTTGCCTTCAGTGCCGCCAGCTTCTGCGTGTACTCGTCGAGGCTCATGCCGCGCGAGCCATCACCGTACTGGTTCGCCAGATCCAGCTTCTGCTGATTGAAGCTATCGTCGATGCCGTTCTGCTGGCTCATCAGATCGCGCTGACGATCTCCCAGGCCGATGCCCGCCGCCGCACGCTGGCCCTGCTCACGCAAAGTTTTGACTTGTTGCTGCAGCGCGCTGCTATAGGTGTTGACGGCCTCGGTCTGCTTCTTCAGCCGGCCTTCTTCGTTCTTCGCCAGCACGCTCAATTCGGTGTCAGCATCCTGCTGCACCTTGACCATGGCAGCCCTGGCGTCGGCGATTTTCTGGTCAAGCTGGATGCGCTGTGCGGCCGATGTGCCGGCTTTGCTCTTCGCCGCTTCCAGTGCGGTGATCTCAGCCTCATAAGCTGCAGTGACCTCGTCGCGCTCGTTGCCGATCATGGCTTCACGCGCTTGCAGATAATCAGCCTGCGAGATCAGCCCAGCCTTTTGCGAAGCCTCCAAATCCTTTTGAGCATTTTTGTACTCGGCGAGCACGGTGTTGAGCGCGTTTTTCGAGTCATTGAACCCGGATAGATCGACGCTACCCGCAGCAGCTTTGGGGTCCTTTTTCTGCTCGTCGATTGCCTTACGCAGTTTGTCGTAGGCGCCACCAGAGAACTTTTGGCCGTCGAAGAACACACCGTCGAGCAATGGTGATTTTTGACCGGTCTTTTCGGCGTCTTGATAAAGCGTCGTGAACTGATCGTTGAGCTTCTTGTAGGCCTCTTGACGCTTTGCGAGTGGGTTCAGGTTGTCCATCTGCTTGTCCAGTTCCTTCTGGACAGCGATCAATTCCTTGTTCGCCCGAGTCGCTTCGCCAGTCGCGGCAGTGTTGCTTTCGCTCGCTGACAAGCGTGCCTTCAGTCCTGCAAGCTTGGCCTCCAGCGCAGGCGTCGAGTCGTCGTTCTCACCGTCGTTCAACCCCAGAAAGGAATTGAGCGAGCTCAGCCCGTTTGATATCGCACCTGTGACCCCGCCCCCCTTCCGGGTTTCCAGTACGCGCTGGGTGATCTCGATCTGCTTTGCCAGATCAGGGAAAATCTCTGATCGGACTTCGGCGTAAGCGCCCATGATGGCCACCTTCACCCGATCCCAATCGCGTTCGATATCGGACAGAGATTCCCGGTAATGCTTCAAGCGCTCCTGGGCCGACTGATTGAGATCTTCACTCAGGGTGTCCAGCGCTCGCTGATGGTCTCCCTGATCATCAATCGCCTTGATCGTCTGGTACTGCTCGTAGGTGAGCAGCCCATACTGGTCGCTGATCTTCTGCGCGGCTTCTGTGGCGGTGTCTCCGGCATTCGCGAGCGACTTGGCGATGTCTCCAGCGCCCCTCCCTGCCACCTCACCAATAGCTGCGGCGGCCTGAGCCAGGTTCTGCATTTGGACGCCGCTTGTAGCGGCACCGGAAGCCAGTGCAATCACAGCCTCCCGAGCGCCCGCGAAGTTCTCAGTGATCGCCCCGGCGGTATCGGCCATCACCTTAAGGCTGTCAATGCTCTGACCGGCATCGTTTGATCCGCCGTTGATGGCCACGTTGAACTCGCGGGCCTGTTTCTGTGCGTCGAAGTATGCATAACCCAGCGCGCCGAGGACACCAGCCAGCAAGCCGGCAGGAATCAGTGCTGCGGCCAGGCTCTTGGCAGACGCGCCCGCACCGGCGCCCAACTGAGCGACAGCCCGCGCACCACTCCCCCAATCCCCAGACTGCAGGGCATTGGTCAGCTGCATCACGTTTTCTTGCGCCTGGCGGGTACCGAGCTTCAACTTATCGAATGCAGTTTCTGTCGCGGTCAGACCGTCACGGTCTTTGCCGATCTTCGCCAGCGCCTCACCGTAGCGAGTCGCGTCGATCTGGCCGGCCTTATACAGATCGTTGAGCGCTTTCTCCTGCGCCTCCAGCTTTGCCAACTTCGCAGTGACCGGGTCGATGCCGTTGACCGTGCGCTTCAACGCTTCGATCTGACGGTTTTCAGCATCGATCAGCCGCTGCTTCTGCGCCATCTCCTTGGCTTCGGCTTTCTCGATTCGCTCATACGCCTTGCCAAGCCGATCCTGATAGGACTCCTGCTGCTCGATGGTGACGAGACCGCCCTTGCGAGCGCGCTCCAGCAAGCCTTCAGCCTGGATCAGTTGCTCCATGCTGCCGATGTTGCCTGACATCGCCTTGTCGAGCTGGCTGATGATCGCGATTTCACTGGCCGCGCTGGCACCTGCCTTGCGGCTGGCATCAACCTGGCGCTCTTTGGCGCCCGTGGCCCTGTCGATGCCCTGAGCAGCCTCATTCTCGGCTTGGCTGATTTTCTTGCCGGTGTTGGCCAGGCCCTCGCCCGACTTGCCGAGATCATCAATCGCCTTTTCGGCATCAACTGCCGAGTCGACCAGCTTGTCGAGATCGTCAGCCGCCCTGGATGCCGACGAGGAGTTCACCTCGATACCGAGGGACGCGAAGGTGGTGCTCATTTACTGTCCCTCTGTTCCGCCATCACCCGCAGGGCTTCGGCTTCCATGACGCGGATGTCTGGAAAGACGCCGGCGACCTCCGACCGGGTAAGGCCGAGAAAGCCGGCGACATGGCGAATTGACGTGTAATCGAGTCCGGTAGCGCCGCACGCGCCTGTACGCCACTGGGTGCCCATGGCCTCGAAGACCTTAAAGGCTTGCCATACATCAGGCCAGACCTCACAGATTTCATCGGGTATGTCACGAAGAGAAAGGCCGAAGGCCGCCAGCGATTCGGCTGACGGCCCCGGCTCGTACAGCTTGCGGGAGACGCTTAGGAGTTTCCCAGGCGTGCATTGCTGAAGGCATCGGAATAAGCGGCCAGCACCGCGCCCGGAGTGGCGGCGATGGATTTGACCAGGATGCGCAGGTTCTCGTCGGTGAACTCTTCAGCGATATCCCAGCCGGCGACAATCGCCTTCAGCTGCTCGACCTGCAGATCAATCAGCAAAGCCGTGAACTGCTCAATGCCGGCCTCTTCCGCTTGTTCTTTGAGGGCCTTATGACGCTCGCCCCACTCCGCGTAGAGGCCAGCCAGTTCGGTGCGATCGCGATATTTGAATTCGAACTCAACGCTGACCGGATCACCACCCACCGTTGGTAGCATGACGACGTGCTTGAAGGTTGGATTCCGGGCGAGTGTGAACTTTGCCATGTGCCTTCCTTACGCCGAGGCGCTGTAACGAGTTGGGCGGCCGGTCAGCGCGATGCTGATAACGCGGGTCATCAGGTTGTTGCGCGACATGGTCGGGGTCGAAGTGATTGAGACGTAGCCGTTGTAGATGATGCGGCTGCCGCCGGGCAGGTTCAGGCGCAGAACGCGGGCCTGTTTGTCGTCGTCCGCGGCCTCGCAGACATCGACATAGGGCTGCGACGGATCGTCGGCGACCGTGATGGTCAGCGTGATCGGATTCTTGGTGGTCGGCATCTGGCGGTCGTCATCGTCAGCCAGGAAGCCGAACGTCAGAAACTGCTGGTCGCCGCCGCTCGACCCGAGTTCGGTGATTTTCGATATCTCGGTGAAGGTCGTCACCTCGCGGGCGGCACCGACGCCCGAGCCGGCCGGATACTGCTGAATGTTCGTGGTGTTCACGCCATCGAGCGCAAAGGTGCCGCTGGCAATCTCGCCGACTTGCACGGCGCGGCCGTCCAGACGGGTCCAGCCAGAGCTGAGAGCAATGATGTCGCCCTCGGCCAGTCCGTGTGCTGCTGCGGTCGCCACAGCCGGGTTGGCATTGGTCAAGGCGGTGAATGGGATTGCAGCGCCATAGGCGGAAGCAATTTCGAACGTTGCGCCGTTGGGCATTTGAATGCCGGCCATGGGGTTTTCCTCTCTTCAGAAATGACAAAACCCGCTCAATGGCGGGTTTTGGGGCTGCCTAAAAACTGGCAAATTTGCTAACAGATCAACAGAGTCAGCTCATCACGATTTCACCATTTTGGAATAGGCTGCAGGCCAGTCGCGCTGCGCTCCGATGACGTGCTGTTTGAGATTGTTTTCCTGCCAAGAGTTAGTAAATGGAACACAAGACACCAAAATTTTTTCGGTCTCACCTACAAAAAAATCACGTGCCTTTTTATATGTCTCATCTGATATTTGATTGCAAAAATAAACAATGAGCCCATCAAAATAGAATCGAAAGCTATTGGAAATGATGTCGGGCACCTCATCTCCTTCTCCAATTTCTCGACCAATCAAAGGGGCCAGATTATGGCGAGGACCGATAGTCGAGTGCTGCATCAGAAAAATAGGAATGAAGTCCAGTGGCTGACTTTCTCCGGTTACCAGCATCAAGCGTAACTTCTCTAAATCCTGATCAGGAAGAGAAACACCATTGAACTCGGATCGTGAGGATGCTGCTGCACGCCAGAGCAGGCTTAAGAAAAAAAGACGAAGCCTGCGGTGGTCTAGGCCCATAATTGCTCGAATGCCATAGCCGTCAAAAAGCTCTGCGTCTGGATCCGGTAGATTTTCACTCTCCCCCCATCCACTCCAAACCATAAAATTATTTCTCAGCTCTGTAGCAGCAAAAGAGTCGAGATCAGCAAGAATATTCTCTCCCTTCCTCACAACGAGTCGATTGTCGTACCAACTGCTTGGTCGTCTCGTCAAGCGCCGGCCCGGGCCACCTTCGATAAAAAAATTTCCGCCTTCCGGGCTCGTAAATGCCTGAGGGATGATGTGCGAATCAACGAATGTGCCATCTGCGTGCGTGAGCTTACATCGTCCAAAAGCCATCTAGTTGCTCCTAAAAAATATGATTTTATGAGCGAAGATCTCAGATGGCTATACCTACCCTTTACTACATATCAGCTCTATACATGAACGAAACCGGTACGGTGAAGGTCGTGTCGCCTGGAATACCTGGCCCCTGATCGACCGGCGTCATGGTCACCACGGTCAACGAATTCTTCGTTATTCGCTCGTACAACGGAAACAGCGCTGCTATCTGGTCGGCCAGCGCACCGGCCGCGCCGCGATACTTGCCCGCCGGCGTCACGATATTGACCTGAAACACACCGGTGAACAGCTTGTGATCGCCTGCAAGCGTGTTGCTCGCGGTATCGCCCGGCAGAGTGAAAGCTCGCAGGTAGGTGATGCCAGTTCCGGGTTCATAGGCCTCGTTCTCGACGACAACCTTAAGCGGTGTCGGCAAAGCCCTCGCCCAGGCGATCAGCCTGGCCTCGTAGATCGAAGGGATGATGTTGTGGCTCATACCTGGTTGTTCCTGATGGCTTCGTCGACGATCTGCTGGAACCGCGCGAGCGTTATGCGCACCATGCCGCCCGGTGCCTGCTTAGAATGGCCGTACTCGATCGGCACCGCATATGGCAGGTTGTTCACGATGTACGCCGTTTGCCCTATCGTCAGTTGCTCGACCTGAAGCCTGAGCTTCGCCAGCGTGACGCCGCCGGCCGGATCGACCTGATCAAGCTCACCTTCAGCCGGCGCCCCAATCGAGAATTGCCAGTTACCGCGGAATCGGCCGCCGACGTAATCCTTGCCGGCAACCAGTCCATTCACGTTGAAGTTCTGGTCTCGCTCGGTCTTTGTCAGCGGCTTGGCGTACTTCATGCCGCGCTTGAGCTTCCCGGCCTTGGTGAAATTGTTCTCATCAAGATTGATGAGGGTGTTGCGCACGGCGACTTTGAAATCGTAGTCGTCGGCGGCGCGGCTGTTGGTTGCACGATGCGCCACGTTCGCGGCCCAGATTTCGGGGTTACCCACCGGCGACATCCGAATAACGCTGCTGCCGATCTCGATCACGATTTCGCGGAAGGTGGCGTCGAGCCCCGCTTGGGCCTGCTCGGCAAACTGTCGGATGTTTTCGGCGAAACTGCCGTTGAGGCCTGAGTACTTGCTCATGACCGCACCTGCAGCTCATAAAGAACCGCCGTCCCGGCGGGATTCACTTCTTTCAAAGGCGGCACGATTGACCAGGTGCGCCCCTGAATGATCACTTTGTTCAGCAGGTCCGGCACCCACTCCAGCCGCTGAGCGGCGATCTTCAGTTTCTTGTCGCCCTGCTTGATGAGGCTGTTGTTCTGGAATTCCTGACCGGTGAAGTCGAGCAGGATGCCTTGGGCGGTCTGCTCGATGGTGGCGCCCGGTGAATCCCCACCTGTTTCAGGATCGTACTCGCCCGGCTCCGTCTTGCTGATGGTCACGGGCTGGCCGAACTCTGTGATCATCTCCAGAGCCATCATGGCCATTTCGTCATAGAAGGCCATGGTGGCTCCAGATGTGAAAAGCCCAGCGCGATGGCTGGGCTAAAATTATTCGCTGTAAGCGGCGAGTCGCTCATCTTCGAGTTGTTGCTTTTTTTTCTCCCACTCTTTCAACATGCTATCCGCGTAACTCGCCGCTGTTTTTGTTGGATTGTCATGTGGAATTGAGTTTCCTTTGGCAGTTATAACTCCGATCAATGCACTTTCAGCAAATCGAGTCCAAGCTTCTAATTTCGTCATTTTCTTGCTCCTCTGCATACAGAGGCACAACGCTACCATCAGGCTCTTACAGCAAACAACCCGCGCTTCTGTAGGTAGTCAGCAAACTGCGTAGCGCTCGGCCGATCAGGCGCCGCCGGCAGTAGCCGATTGCTGGTGTTGGAGATTGTCGCGTACTCGCGAGTTACCGCGCCCTCGACGCGTTCTAGCGTCACAGCCCCCTTGCGCTTCTCGATAGGGTCGACGTCATCATTGTGGATCTCAGCAGCCAGCGCCATTTGCCCGTACTGGATCCGCGCAGGCAGGTAGTTGTCGGGCTTGATCTCGTAATCCAGCTCGACGCCTCGGCGCGGCCATGACAGCGCCTGCTCACTGTTGGACTTTCGCCCTTTCCATGTCATGCCATCCATTGCCAGCGCGGCTCGACGCAGCAGCGCTTCCTGTGCTGGCACCTCTGCCGGGATAGTCACGCCAAACTTCACGGCGTACATGGCCAAGTCTTCGGCGGATGCGTAGCTCTCGGCGTCAGGCTTGCAGGTACCGTCCTCGATGATGAGAGTCATGAATCAGCTCGCTGTTGTGTTCTGGATCGGGCGCCGCGTTGACGGGCACCCGGATTATTACGCCTGCTGCAGATCAGCAACTGCCTTTTCAAGCGATTCTACCGAAGCGTTCGCCCGATACGGCACATTGGCGGCGTCGAGCTTCGCTTTGAGACCAGCGATCTTCTCGGCATTGTCGACCGGTTCCGCTGCTGCCTTGAGGCGTGCAACTTCAGCGCGGAGCGATTCAACCTCACCCGCCAAGTTGTCACGTTCGCCCGTGAGGGTTTCGAAACCCTCATGAATGGCTTTCAGCGCACCGAACAGGCGGATCGACAGTTCGCCCGCGCCCGGATGTTCCAGCTGCGATTGCCCCTCGGCGGCTTCGATCAGTCGAAGGATGCCGTCACGCTCAGCGCGGAGGGTGTCGTTGTCCTGCTCCAGTCTGGCAATGGCGTCGGAACCGTCCGAGTCAACCGTTTGGCTAATCAAAGGCTCCGTCACCGAAACTTCGACGCCCAACGCCTCATAAGCATCGACCACCTTGGGCCAGTCGCCAATCACGAACGCATGGGTCACACCCGCTTCAGGCCGATCAAAGTGCGCTGGATTGCGGTAACGCTTTTCCGGATCGAAGTCCGAGTTCTGAGTGGAGTAAACCAGTTCCATAAAAGTCTCCGTAGCGGCCATCGCTGGCCGCTGTCAGGGCCAGTATCAGCCGCCGGCTGGTGGCGTAGTAGTCAGAGTGATCAGCACGCCAGCAGTCACTTTGTTGCTGTTGGAATGCTTGACCCAATTCGCAGCCGAACCCACAGCGGCAAGCGTAGGGTTCGCACCACCAGCGGTTTCCTTCCAGCTGTAGCCGAGAACATCGATGTTGACGGTGCCTTCAGCGCGGTAGCCGATACCCAGGTTCTCTTCGTCGTTCACCGCGTACGAACGGAAGCCCGGCGCCTGCGACTCTGTGATCACAACAGCGTTTGGCAGCAGGCCGAAAATCACATCGGCCGGGGCGGTGTCAGTGACCAGCACCGGCTTGCCGAGCGTGCCTGGCAGGCCGCCGTAGATGACAACGCCCGCCTCTTCGTAGACCTTGTTCGCGATCGCCTCGTCGACGATGTCGAAGTAAGCACTGGAGTGCATGACCCACAGCGCGATGCGGCCGAACTTGTCACCGAACTTGCGCATGCCGCGGGTCAGCGTCTTCTTGCCGTCGGTCTCGATATTGGCCGAAACCACCATGTCAGCGTTGGAGCTGATGGAGGCGCGCAGCGCAGCAGTGGCGTACTGGATGAAACCCTCCAGAGTGGCGTCAGCAACGTCGGCGCCGATGATCTGGGAGAACTCGTCTACCGGCCGGCCGCGGCGCTTGAAAGCTTCTTCGGTGGTCTGGTACGGGCCGTACTTCCATGGTGCTTTCACGCCAACGGCTTCGCCCGCGCCGATCTTCTTCGCGGTCACCTTGCCGGTGGAGTTGACGTCGCGATGCTCCAACGAGCCGCCGATTTTGTAGAACGAGCGCTTGCGGAAGTCGCCTTCGATCAGCTCGTTGTCGAGCACGATCGCACCATTGGACGATGCGTTGAACACATCGAGGTTGTCCTGGACACGCTCCAGGTATGCGGTTTGCGCCTCATCGTTGTAGATGATCAGGTCGCTGTTAACAGTCGTTGCCATGGGTGAATCCCCTTACTTGGGCAGTTGCAGGTATGCGGTTTGGCCGTGCTTGCGCTGGTAGTCGCGCTTTTGCTCGGCAGTCATTTCGGAGCGCTTGAATGCAGCCTGGCCGCCACCCCCGCCCGGGGCTTGTGTCCCTGAGGCCCTTGGCCACAGATGAGGTGCGCTTTCGCGCAGAGATTCCGCCCATTCGAGCGGGGTCAGAGGGGTCTTGCCGTCTTTGCCGAGGATGACCTGGCCGGATTCATCAACGGCGACCGCTTCACCCTCTTCGTTCAGCGAGAACACGCCTTTGGCGCGCAGGATGATGTCGTCGGTTGCTTCCGGCAGTGCGCCGGCTTTGAGTGCTGCACCGCGCACCGAATCGCCCAGGACTTTGCCCTGGAACTTGGCGGCGAATGCCTCGGCCTTCTCGGCCCGCGCTGTGACGGTCTTCAACTGCTTGTCGTAGTCACCGCGCAGGCGCTCGGTGCGGCGGTTGAAGACCTCGTCCACCTTGCCCTCGGTCAGCAGCTTGGTTTCTTCGTCCTGGCCGGCACGACTGAGCAAGCCTTTGACGGCGTCGATGTCGATGCCTTCAAACTGGGTTTCGAACTGGGTTAGCTTGGTGGAGGTGTCCTTCAGCTTTCCCAGCAGCTCTGTATTCTTGGTTTTCAGCCCGGTAACAGAGGCTTCAACGGCAGTCGCGATAGCGGCCTTGATTGCCGGGTTTTCTAGGTCGATTTCGTTTTCTTCTGCCACGTTGATGCACCCCTTGGGTATATTTCGCCCGTTTTGCAGGCATAAAAAAACCCGCCGAAGCGGGTTATATTCATAATCGTTTATTCTAAATACATCTCTAATGTCTCAAGTGTTTCATCATCTTGAGCGAACTCGCATATAAGGTCTGTGATCGCAATTAAGCTGCGTCGCGCCTCAACTTCCTCTTTGCTACCAGAGACGGCTGAAATAAAAGTGTGGGCTTGTTCGCGTACGTGCAATCTTAACCATCTATTATTCCGAATACTTGCCAGCACCAGCAAAATATCATCCTTATACTGGTGGGAATGGGCAAACACTTTAATGCAGAAAATAGCATTGCGTTGATTCCACAGCCGATCAACAAAACTATGAAATCCTGCTAACCCAAAAGCTCGCACAAAATCATTGAAAAGGTCTTCTTGCTCTTGTCCTTGGAGTTTACCCAGCATCCGACACCTTCCTTGATATAGCGCTAAAACAATCAGATTAGCAGACCAGCCCTTTCAAATGATAACGGTTCTAGAGCGCGCATCTGCACCAGAGTCAACGGGGCGAAGTTGCGATCAAGCTGCAGTTCGGCGAAGCGCTCCACCGTCAACCCGCCCTCACGGAACAACTTGGCCCGCACGGGACCGATTGCCACGTCCTGGAACGATGCGGGCTGCTGCTGAAGCCAGTGGTAGTAATCGAGGTCAGCACTGACCTGCTGTCCGCCATCAGCACCCACCGAGGCGCGTGTTGCGCCCTTCGCGAACATCTCGCTGAGCTTTGTCAGCAGAGTGAATGTGGTGCGACAGTTCGGGTGAAACGGCGGCCGCGGCCCAGAATCGACCGGAAACCGTCGCTTATCCATCGACCGACACTGCTGGCTGGTCTTGCTGTCCAGCGTGGCGACCATCTCGACTTCAGACACGATGTCCGTGTTGGCCTTGGCCACCTCCATGCGCGCCTGAGACGACACATGCTGAATCGCAGTGTGCACCACCGTGCTGGCATTGCGGTTAGTGGTGGCGAGAATGCCGTCCTTGTAGCCGGCAGACTTTGTACCGCGAATGTTGCGAATGATCTGGAAGTTCGTTTGCCCTTCGAAGAAGCCCTGCCGGATGGTGCCGGTGACGCGCTCGCGCTCGGCACTGGTCCAGCCCTTGATGAACGACTTCAGCAGCTTACCGCCGCCGGTGCCGCGCACACTGAGGGGATTGGTCAGCACCGCGGTGCGGATAGCCGCTGCCGTCGGCGCGACCACATCCAGCGAGACACCAACCGGTGCCGACCGGGCCAGGCTCGACGCTTCAAACTCAGCCTCGTAGTTGGCGATGTCGATCAGGTCGAGGTTCAGTTGCGCGCTGTAGCGGTCGAATATGCCTAGCAGCAAGCTGTCGACCTCTTTCAGCAGAGCCTCCAGCCGCTTCACGTTGTATTCAGTCAGATCTGACTGAGTGAGCCGATCTCGAATTGAGCGATCGATCTCCTTCAGGAAGGGCGCGAACTTGCCGGCCTCACCTGCCTTCAGCTTCTCAAGGAAAACCGCGTGCCGGATCGTGGCGTCAAGGATTGCTTGGTTTGCCGCCATCTACTTTGTCCTCATCGTCCAGGCCCAAGCCGTCGCCCTGCTCTGCAAGTTCGCCATCGATCTGCTTGTCAGTGCGCTCCGGCGCGATCAGGCCCAGTTTGCGCAGATAGGCCCGGAGATCCGCTTTGGCGAATCCACCGTTCTGCCAGAGGCCGACCAGCGCGGTGATCATTTGCGGATCTGCCGTCAGCTCCACGAATTCCTGGTTGATCTGATAGGCAACCTTCGCGTCGTCGACGCCCATGTAGGTGCAGCACCACATGATCGCCCGGGTGTAAGCCTCGCTGACGTTGGCCACGCAGCCCGCGAGCACTGACGTCGATGCAGACTGATCACCACGGGCCTCGGTCGCCGTCTTGGACGAGAGAGAAGCCACGACCATCCGGGCGCCGAGCTCGATCATCATCTGGTTCTTGTCGGCCATGGCCTCCTTCACCAGCGTGTTCGGCAATGGCTGGGCGTACCCGAACTGGCCACCGGCCGGCAGCATCATCGGGGCACGGGAGCCGACGTAAACGCCGTTCTTCTCCATCCAGTCGCGCCACTGTTCGTCCAGACCGGAAATCCATGGCTGAGCCTGGCCACACCAGAAGACGCTATCTTCGTAGTCGGCGCTGTTCCGGTAATGGCCCAGGTTGATCATGGCGATGTCGTAGAGCGGCGACTCGTCAATGCTCGGATCGTTGTTCTGCGCGCCGACGAAGGTGAACGGGATCTCCTTCAGGCGGCCGGCGGCGCCGGTGGGTTTGAACTCCTGAACAACGGCCAGCGGCCCGCCACCTTTCGGCCCGGACCGGCGCCAAACACGGCAGGCAAAGCCATCATCCTCGAGCGCCAATTCCCGGTATTGCTCTACCACCTTAAAGCCGAAGCCGTCTTCGATCTCCGGCGACTCGCGCAGCACCACAAGGGTCAGCACGCTGTGACCGTTCACCATGCCCGTGCGCCAGTTGATTATGTCTTCGGCGCAGTACGAGAGGATCACCGAGTGCCCACCGGCGCCGGCATCTTGGTGATAGTCGACGTACAGACCATGCCGCCCAGCCTCAAGCACCTTTTCGAGCGTGCCTTGCGAGTGCTGGTAAATGCTCACCCCGGAGCAGTTAGCGTTGTCCTGCAGGTACTCCATCTTCTTGGCGACCGTCAGCGTCGGGTCTTTGTGAAACGCCAAGCCGAGCAAACCATTGCGCGTGTGACCGGTGGCGTTCTTGAACACCGCCCGTTCGCGATAAGCCTTGTTTCGATCTACGTTCTCTGGCGACTTGTCGTGAGCGTTGATGTACGGCAGTCGGTCAACAACCCTGTGCTGACCGGCGCAAACATCGCGCACGGTTGCCCAGCGATCCAGCACTTCGATGTAGTCCGCCCGCTTGAAGGAGACGTCGTTGCTCATCGGGCGTATCCCATTTTGATAGCGGTGACCGGTTTAATAATCGGGTACTCGCGGTGAATGAAGTAACCGCCGCCGTCGTTGGCGTGGTCGTTTCCTTGGCTCTTGTCCGGCTCGCCGTTGGGTGCCCAGATCTGCTGTTCAAGGCCGTCGGCGTAAGTCGGACACGTAAACGGGTTGACCAGGTAGCGGCGCTCGCCCTGCGCGTTGCAGAACATGGCGTTCATGGCGTTGATTCGGTCCTTCACCGGAGGGTTGGCCGCCGGCGCGATGACCGTGAAGCCTGCCTGCTTGAGCATGGCGATATCGGTGAGGCTGGCATTAACGGACTTACGCGAATCGCCGGAGGCGTCCGGGTAGATCCGGATCTCGCAGGTCCTCTTGTAGTCGTTGCCGGTGTGCTCCCAGTACCGCTCTTTGATGCGACGAATCATGTCCGGCGTGTCGTAGCCATCCATCAACTCGTCCACGGCGCGCGGCAGGCCCTGGTCACGTTTGACGTGGGTGATCGCCGCCATCTTGCCAACGTTGAAGTCCATGCCGATGAACAGCGGCTCGCCGGGCTGGACCGTGTCGAAGCACTGGTTCAACTTGCGGTCGTAAGCGTGGTAGATCGATCCGGATGTCAGGTTGACGAACTGGCCATTTAGGTACGCGCGGATCAGTTGCTCGGGGTACGACTCCATCAGCGAGGCGATGTAGTCATCAGGCAGGTTCAACTCGTTGTCGAAGGTGCTGGCCTGGATCAGCCCATACATTTCCTTCAGCGCCGGCTTGTCACGCAACTGCTTCACGAACTGGAGGAAGACGAACTTGAAACCTTCCGGCGTCGTGGTCACGTCCACGCCGTTTTTCAGCCCGGGCAGGTTGTAACGCATCCGGGCAATGATCTTGCGCCAGGCTTGCTGAGCCTTGATCGACGTCAGCACGTCCAGCTCATCCACCAGGGCATGACCGATCTTGAAGCCTACGATTGTTTGCGGCTTCTCCATCGACCGGCAAATCACAGTGCCGCGATACTGCCGGCCGCTGTAAATGTGAACCTCATGGTTCGCCTGGTTGATCTTGGTCTTCAGCCCCCAGTCGTAGGCAACCTCCTCCATCGTGGGATAGAAGATGTCGCGGATCTGCGGGTAGGTCGGTGCGAAGTAACCAGCGTTGACGCCGGGCCACTCCATGAAGTGCTTGCTGAGCGCCGAGCATCCGACCCAGGTCTTCCCGGAGCCGAAGCCTGCAACGAAAGCGCGAAACTTGTGGGGCAACAGAAGGAACTGCGACTGCGGAACGTTAAGGCTCGGCATTCGGCTTCCTCGCGTCCACTACGTCAACCTGGATGCGCGTCGGGATTGCCGGCTCATCGTCTGGATCGTCCTTCCGGTTGCGATTGACGTAGACGTCGCCGACTTCCTTGGCGGCCTGCTCGAGGATCTGCATGGCCAGGCCGATGTTCTTCATCGTCTCGGCCCGCTCGACAAACCGGTTCATGGCGCGAAGGCGGAACGCTCGGTTCGCGATCGGGATTTCGGCCGTCTCCTCGCGGAAGCGCTTGCGGGTATCTTCAAACACCGCTTTCCACTTCACGCCAAGGTCACGGCCAGCGTGTTTCGTTGGGTCGTACTGCTCGCACTGCTGGCGAGACACCTCGACGCCGAATGTTTCCTTGACCGCCTGCACTACCTGAGTCGGCGTATCAAAGCAGGCCAACGCCTGCACAACGAAGCGCTTCACCTCATCTTTCAGGGCTGCCATATGGGTTTATTCCGTCAAGGTCCTGTCAAGGATCAGGCCGACTTGAGCAGACAGGTTCCGCAGGCCCTCGATATGTTCAATTTCCCCACCTCAGCAGGATTGTTTGCAGCGTCCACCAGCTCTTGCACTTGAGCGCTTGCCCCATACCGACGCACCACACCGACGAACTCTTCAACGTCGTGTCCGCGCATCTCAAGCTTGGGCAGTCCTTCCTGGGTGAATGCTGGCTGACCGTACTTATCGGTCGCTTGGGCGATGTGATAGAGCTCATGTTCGATGAGGGCGCAGAAATCAGCGTCGGAGCAGTCGGCGCAGTAGTCGGCAGCCAGAGTGATGATGTAGGCCGGCACATCGCCGAACCAATCGCGCATCTGCTGTTCCATCCGGGCCTTCTGCCAGCCACCAGCGCGGAACGCCACCTGTTCGGCCTGTCCCACCACCGTACGCCCCTTCTTCGTGAAGGCAGCAGATGCCCACATCACACGAATGTTCGCGTCGATCAGATGGACGTGATCTTCATTGTGAATGCTGCCGGTGTCAGCAAGGATCTGGGACTGCAGCCACTCCCACACCTCGGGAGCCGGGGTCAGGCGAATACCAAAGTCCGATTGCTCTGATAATTCGATAAGCGACAAGGGAGGGTATGGCCTATCCATGGATCACCCTGAGCTTGAAATAGTGGCTAATTGCCTGTATTTGTGTGCGCCTTTTTATTCGTAAGGACACTTATCCGCATGTTTTTTGCTCATGTTCGCCCCGCTGCAGCCTGCCTGCTTGCTGCCACAACTCTTTTCGGATGCGTCGCTATTCCAGAAGAGACCTGGACCAACTTGGGTCCGTCTAATCTCGTCACCGAGGCTGGAAAAATTGTTTGCTACACAGATGCCAACATTATTGATGGCAAACGGGTTGTAGGCACTCTGTGCGCCACTCCGCGCTCGGGCTTCCTGAGCGATGGCGAGCCACAAGTTCTCGCAGGGGCGAATTACCGTCAACCGTTCCGAATAGACCTCAGCAAAGCCACAAAGGGCGAACAACTGCCATTCGGTGACAAAACGGGCCTTCTTGAATGCGAGCCAGATGAGGCCGACGGAGAAAAGTCCACCCCCGTGAAATTCTGCAAGGTAACAATCAATGGACAGGCTCTAGTCAGCGCTAAGATTACCTTCGCATACAAGTAACTAAGCCAAAGCCGCACTAATCCTGCGGCTTACCTACCCTTCCCCGCCATCGAGCAGAACATCAATCAGCTTCTGCTCACCCAAGCGCATGGCACCCAAGCACTGCAGATCGTCGCACTTGGGGCCGAGCCCGAACACCGTCACTTCGCCTTTCGGCCCCATGAGGGTCAGAGCACCTACAGTGCATTCCGGATGAACACCGGCATCGAGGTCATCTGCGATCTTGCGCAGCGTCTTGGCAGCATCGCGCCATCCCTCGCGTTTGAAGTCGATGAGCTTGGCGGTCATGCGCTTACCTTCTGCAGCCATTCTTCAATGATGCGCTGCACTACCGGCTCGGTGAGGATGGTGGAAGGCTGCTCACCGTCGATCACTGACTGGACCAGCGCGCGCGGGATGACATGAGCGCCATTACTCGCTGCCACCATCAGGTGCGGGCGCTGGTCCGCAAGATGGTGAATCTCGGCCGGCTTGAAAACTGCGCATCGCACACAGTGCCCGCAGCCTGTGCCGAGTTTCATGTCGCCTCGGCAGGTTGGGTTGGTATGTCCGTTACTCATGGCTCTCTCCTTTTAGTGTCGCGACACAATTTGCACTCTCGCGAAACGTGTCGCGACCTACTTGCTCTGACTGCGTTTGATCTGCGCGTCCACCTGGTCTGCGCAGGTGTCGAGCAGGTTGATGGCCTGGTTCTTCAGCTCCCACAGCTGGCCGTTGTCAGCGAGGTCTTCATCGGCTACCCGCTCACATGGCACCAGCTCAGGGGGTTCGACCCTTACTGCCGCTGTCTTTGTTACCACTGACGGCTTTCCCGCGCAGGCCGTCAGGCAGAGGCTGAGCAGCCCAATCACGAACAGGCTTGCTGTTGCGCTTGAGTTCTTCAAAGTTCTTCTCCGCCTTTTTGGCTTTGGCCTGACTGGCCTGTAACCGCTTGTTCAGGTCTTTCTGGTAATCGGCGTTGCGCTGGGCTTCGGCGCGCAGCGTGGTGATCGTGGCTTGGCTTTCGAGGTTGGCGTCCACCGCCTTCTTCTTCTCGCTGGCTTCGAATGCCACCTCCCCGCGAAGGGCGATGACGCGCGACTGCTGGATCCCAATGAGGAGCAGGCCGACCAGGGCAATGATGATTGCAGCAGCGAAGGCCTTCATGCGGCATCCGCCTTGCGACCGAGGAATCGGGTCACCAGTTCGCGTATGGCTGTCACGCCAAGAAAGCCGATCGTGCCACCGGCAGCGACCGACAAACTGGAAGGCCAGGCCATCCACTCAATAAGGCTCGACGCGACCAAGCTCAGCGATCCGCAGATCAGCGCCTCGAACACAATCCGGCGCTTACTGGTTTCCTTCGCGTCGTACATGACTCGAAGCAACGATACGGTGATGGACATGATCACGCCCTGCCAGAGCGGATTGCTCAACGCCAGCCAGATCTTGGCCCATGTGTCTGGCTTGTCAGGCATGTTTGGCATCCGGGTTGCCTCCCCCATGGGGAGATTGATAAATCCGGCGTCCGCTGCACTCCCAGCTCGGGGCAATGGGTGTGGGGAGCCGAAAACGAAAAAGCCCCAGCGAGTGCTGAGGCTTGAAATTTGGTTAGGAAAGGGCCGCGTTAGCGGCC